CTTGCCGATGCCGACGTTGCCCGTCACCGTGTCCACAAACAGGTTCGCGGTCCCCACCTCGACGTTCCCCGTGACCTCGAGAGTCGACCCGAGACGTAATTGGGTGATGGTGGTGTTCCCCCCATCGATCGAAAAGGATTCCGTGAAGAGACGGAGGTCCCCGATCTCTACAGTACTCCGACCAATGGATGAGTTTGTTTTATTGATTATGAGACCGTAGGTTTTATGATGGGTCGCGGAATTCACGAGGATCGTGTGTTTCTCACCGGTAAGACCCGTGACACTCTTCAAGGTGGTCCACGTGATCCCATCCGCATTGAGACCCACGAGATGGATATCTTCGGTCGATTGGTTCGTGGATTCAATTACCATATGACGAAGAATATTCTTGTAGGGCATGGTAATCTTCGCCCATTCACCTGAATACCCCGCGAGAGAGGCGGAACCGGTATAGTCACCTAATGTACCGCCATTGGTGGTACTATAATTAGTAGGAGTTGTCTGCCATATAGTTGAGATATCCTTATCGAAGAGATTCGTTACTGTCCCACTCGAAGCCTCGATGATGTACGTCCCACTGTTTGTCACTACGGTGGACGCACCAGTCAACGCACTAGGTGGTTGTTCCGAGACGACGACCAACTTGTTGGAGAAGAGACCCGCAGAGTCCATGAGTTCACCAGTGGTTGAATCGTAGGTCACAAGGTTCGCGGCGAATTCCGCCGTTCGGAGGTTTTCGATATGTAAGTTGGAACCCACATCGAGACGTTCTGAAACGTAGACATTACCGGTGACCGATAGAACATTAGAACCAGTATCCTCGACATATAGATTAGAACCCACGTTGAGGTCCCCGGAAACACTGACATTACCGATGACTGTGAGAACATTAGAACCAGTATCCTCGACATATAGATTAGAACCCACATCGAGTGTGTGTACAGGTGCTGTATTCGCGATACCAACATTAGACGTTGTCGTGAGACCCGTCGTCGTGTTCGAGAGTACGAGTGTTTGATTGGATGACGCCCCCGTCGTCGTGACCTGTTGGAGGTTGTAGGCTGGTGAAACCGTTACCGTCCCCAAAGTCATTTTCTGAGCGAAGACGTTCCCATCCACCGTCAATACATTGGAGCTATAGACGTTCACCAGTAGCTTCGACCCCACACCAAACTGGAACTCTCCCGTAGGATTTGTGTTCGAGATACTGATACAGACACCCTCTTTCGTGACGAGGCCGATGTTCGATACAGGGTCTATTCCAGATTCTAAAATAATTGTATTGGAAACTGAATTTCCCTGGTCAACGATATCATCTAGGGTCGCAGCAATACCCGTGAGTTGACTGCCGTTACCGATGAAATACGATGCGTTCACGTTCCCCACAACATCGATGACATTCGTCCCGACATCATCGACGATTACATTCGAACCAATCTGTAAAGTTGCCGTGACTGGTGTCGTGTTCGCAATACCTATATTGCTCATGTAATAAATAGGGTCCCCTGGTGACCCTTCCCATTGGCTGCTGACGATATTTTCAATGTTACTCCCATCACCATATAAGAACGTCGAGTGTAAAACTCCGACATTCGCGTCACCATGAACATCGAGCTTGAACTCTGGATTCGTGGTACCTATACCGACGTTACTCGTATCGGTATTCGCATACAATTGTGCGTTTCCAACATTCAAAATACCTCCGTCGATGGTAACGTCTCCTGTCAACCCGTAAAAGTTCTTGGAAGACATGCTACCTTATAGGAAGATGATAAAATAAAATTAATAGTCGAACGTGATTTCGTTCGTGTTATCTTTGTCTATACTTGTGACACCACCTCCACCGAGGGGTGATGTGTACTCTACAAAGATTCCATATGTTCCGTCACTCAAAAGACCTACTGATGGTGTCAATGTGACTGTTGTATCAGTTGTCGCAATGACTGTGTCCCAGTGCTTCGAGTTCTGGTCGCCTACGATACTCAACATCCCTTTTCCGATGTTCCGACCAGTTCCACCGGTAACATCGAGATTGAGAACACTTATATTACTCGTGGGTTCCACGAGGTGGGCGGTAATCTTTGCCGAGAAGAGTTCCGAATCGAAAACCACATTTATTTCTGGTGTGGTTGAAGCCGTGATGGTACCACTCGAGTAGCCGTACGTTTTCTTCGTGAGACCACCGAGGTTGGTGATGAGTCCGCCAGCCACTCTCACTTCCGAAGATACGTATACATTACCGGTGACACTTAACTCGTGGTCGGGTGCTGCGTTCGCGATACCGATCTTCCCTGTAGTGACAATTGATGTAGCACCTTCGAAATGAACGGTATTTGTTGTGACATTACCATTATTTGTAATCTCGTGGAGATTCGAGGCGATATTTTCCAAGAAAGCTCCATCACCTATGAAACGGGTCGCATAGACATTTCCGGTCACGTATAATACATTGGGCCCAGCATCGTCAACGTATAGGTTCGAACCCACATCCAAGTCATGAATGGGTGCTGTATTGGCGATACCCACACTCCCCTCCGTGACCAGCGAGGTCGTCTCATTTTCGAAGATGATCGTGTTGGACATCGTGTTTCCGTTATTGGCGACATCCTCGAGAGTCGTGACCAGACCGGTCAATTTAGAACCGTCACCATGGAACTGTGTGGCGTGGACGTTCGCGGTGACTCCAAGACCGCCCGTAATAGTCATAGCCCCCGTTGTAGTTGAAAACGCTTCGGTAGCATTTTGAACATGTACATTACCGACTACGTGGAGGTTCGCAGATGGGGTTGCTGTATTAATACCCACACTATCAGTCCCAGAATCAACGTGAAGTGTGTTCGTATCCACTGTAAAGTCATTACTGATGACCACGTCACCGTCCACATCAAGGGCGACCGTGGGGACAGCCTTATTGATGCCTACCAGGTGGGTCGTCGAATTGACAATCAAAGTATCTGTATCCACCGTGAAATCACCACTAAGAACGACATTGGATGCATATACATCTCCACCGACACCGACACCACCCGCGACCACTAGACCACCAGACGTTTTGGATGTAGCATTCATGTCACTTTGAATGTTCACGTCACCCCCCACATCGAGAGACGCACCAGGGGTTGCTTCGTTAATACCTACCCGTGAAGTACTCACATCTACGAAAAGATTCGAGGCTGCACCAACTACTAGATCATCTGCGAAGGTCACGGCACCACTGACATCCAATGTTTCACTTACAATTAAATTATTTTGTGTGATGAGATTACCCAAAATTTCCACAGTTATCAGGTTGGAATCATTGAAAATATGATTGTCGGTAACGGTATTTTGTGTGTACCCAATCGTAAAAGTATGATCATGTGGATCACCTTCGACGGCTTCTCCGTGATGGACCAGTGCTATATTCTTACCGGGGTGTTGTATGATGATACCAACATCGAGTTGGTGAGATACGTTATTATTAGCGATTCCAATAATACGATCATTAATTACAAGTGAATTTGATTCGATCGTATAGGAGCTCCCATCGACGAGAATATTTCCTAGAATTTCCACATCCGACGAAATAATTATTTTTCCATCTACTTTCGATATAGAAGAGTCTTCGAGAAAGTTACCAGCTCCTACAATTGGCATTTTGTTTATAGATAAACCAGCTACTGAGATGTTCGAACCCACTTCAAGGTTTGAGGTGGTCACCATACCCGTTGTCGCGTTTGTAAACTGAATTGTATTGAAAGTACTGTTCCCATGATCGGAAACGACTTGGAGATTGACATTTGAAAGAAGCCCACCATCACCATAATAGGTTGCTACATACGCGTCACCCACAACATTCAGATCTGTTTGAACATCTACATTACCAGTGACTATAGCATTCGAGGATATATAAGCGTTACCGATAACATTTAGATCTGTTTGTACATCAACGTTTCCAGTAACTATAGCGTCAGTTGCGACGTTCAGGTTTGTTTGAACATCAACATTACCAGTGACGATAACATTTGAGGATACATAGGCATTTCCCGTGACGTTGAGTTCGGATTGAACATCAACATTACCAGTGACTATAGCATTCGAGGATACGTAAGCGTTACCGATAACATTAAGATCTGTTTGTACATCTACATTACCGGTGACTATAACATTCGATGATATATAGGCATTTCCGGTGACATTAAGTTCTGATTGAACATCTACATTACCAGTGACTATAGCATTCGAGGATATATAAGCATTTCCAGTGACATTGAGTTCTGATTGAACATCCACATTTCCAGTCACGATGGCATCCGTCGCGACATTGAGATTTGTTTGGACATCAACATTCCCAGTGACGATAACATTTGAAGATACATAGGCATTCCCCGTGACATTGAGATCTGTTTGAACATCGACATTACCAGTGACGACCGCATCCGATAATACATAGGCATTCCCAACGACATTAAGTTCAGATTGAACATCAACATTTCCAGTCACTATAGCATTCGAAGATATATAAGCATTCCCGGTCACATTAAGTTCTGATTGGACATCAACATTACCGGTGACTATGGCATCCGTCGCGACGTTAAGATTTGTTTGAACATCGACATTACCGGTGACGATAACATTTGAGGAGACATAGGCATTCCCAACGACATTAAGTTCCGATTGAACATCAACATTTCCAGTCACTATAGCATTCGAAGATATATAAGCATTCCCGGTCACATTAAGTTCTGATTGGACATCAACATTACCGGTGACGATGGCATCCGTCGCGACGTTAAGATTTGTTTGAACATCGACATTACCGGTGACCACTACATTTGAAGAGACATAGGCATTTCCAGTCACGTTAAGATCTGTTTGAACATCGGCATTACCGGTGATGACTGCGTCCGATAATATATAGGCATTTCCGGTGACGTTGAGTTCTGACTGAGCGTTCAAGTTCGAGGAGACGAAGGCATTCCCGGTGACATTGAGCTCGGACTCTGCGTTTAGGTTCGAGGAGACGAAGGCATTCCCGGAGACATTGAGCTCGGACTGAGCGTTCAAGTTCGAGGAGACGAAGGCGTTCCCGGTGACATTGAGTTCGGACTGAGCGTTCAAGTTCGAGGAGACGAAGGCGTTCCCAGTGACGTTGAGCTCTGATTGTACATCGGTGTTCCCAGTGACCACGACGTTCGATAACATGTACGCATTCCCCGCGACGACAGCATCTGTGAGAACATTCAGATTTGTTTGGACATCAACATTTCCAGAAACATATGTGTCACCTTCAACGTGGAAATCAGTGGATGGTGTTAACGTATTGATACCCACACGGTCATTCACAGTGTCTACGTGGAATGTGTCTGTATCTACGGTGACATTACCCGATACGTACGCTTCACCCTGAACATGAAAATCTGTGGATGGGGTCAATGTATTAATACCGACCCGATCCGTAGACGCGTCGACAAAGAGTGTATCTGTGTCGACGATAAAGTCTGAGTGTACTTGTGCATTCCCCACAACATCTAGATCTGTTTGGGGATTCAATGTATTGATACCGACACGATCCCTGATGGCATCCACATGGAGTGTATCTGTGTCTACGGTTAAATTTGAATTCACATGTAGGCGACCATGTACACGAGCATCAATGAGTTCCGAGGATGGTGTGATGGTGGAGCTCGTCGCACTACTCGTAGTGTGTGCGATGACAAACTCGTCGACACTTTCGCGATACCCCATGGTGACATTTGTTCCGGTACGATCCATGATTAAACCCATATCGGAGGTGGTGTTTCCCTTTCCAATCTCGATGATGGCATCCTTGATAGTTGTATTTTCGGTGTTGATGGATGTGATGGTACCTCTCACATCGAGATTCCCACCGATGATGACATCATCTTGTATGTATGTGTCTCCCAAAACAGTGAGAACGTTTGCACCCTCTTCATCGACATAAAACTTTGTTCCCACATCGAGGGTGTGTATAGGTGCACCATTCGCAACACCCACATTGGAGAGGGTCGTGACGGATGTTTCCGGGTGATTGAATGAGACGGTATTCGAGGTGACACTACCATTGATGACAGCTCTTTCTAGATCGAGTAGGAGAATGTCTTCGGCGGGGACGGTAGAATCAACAATCTCTTTCGTTTCCGTATTGTAAATCAACATCTTGTAGTTTAGATAATCACTACTCTCTCGTTTTCTGATGGGCGTCATGTACACCGCTCCAGGTTGTGTCGCATCAATCTGGACATTACTGGCATTGAATACGATCGTATTTTCACCCTGGTCTTCGGTACAGTTTTTACCAAACCTAATTTTGGTCGAACGTTCGATCGTCGGTGTGTTCTTGACCATTTAATATAATGAGGCATTTTAATTTGCATAGAGGAGACCGGCCATACCATTTTCGATACGGAGAATATTATAGTTGACTGCGTAGATCGGGTCATTGATAGGCATAGTCTCACTCATGATTTTGGCTGATGTGAGGCGACTGAAGTTTAGGGTACCTGTAGGTTGGAGAGAACTTGTCGAGAGACAGAAACAATACAGGAAGAAATCTGGGGACGTCACAAAGTTTGTGTGATAATAACTCGTGACATCGATGAAGTGTGGTTTTCCCCATCTATAATTGCCTACATCGAGGCCGTTAATGTTTAACTTAATCTTATTCGTTGGGGATGTGAGTGCACCATCTGTCGTTGTATCAGATGAGGCGAGATATTTAACCGGGTGATTGAAGGTGAGTTCTTGAACAAGCGCATTCGAGGGGACATTTTTTTGAACCTGTGTGATCAAGAGATCGTGTTTTCGCGAAGCGATGTTCCCACGCTCCTCATTGTCTAGGTAATAATAGTTGGCGTAGCACTCTACATTATAATTGGAAGCTGCGGTCGCCCAATGAATGCGAATCTCTACGTTATGGTAATTCAGCGCCACGAGAGGGATGGCACATTGAGGTCCCTCGCAGAAGAAGAAACGGAGGGGGTAAAAGTAGGAGCGTGCGCTCACACCGGGGTGTGTCCCGTTTGAACTTTTGGAAACGTTTTGCGCGAAGGTATCGATGGCAATCTTCTCAGTGAAGATGGCATCTTGGCTATCGATGAGAGACCCTCCGATGTAGAGTTCCACTTTATCGATGATCGTGTCCCACCTTTGAACGTCTAGGGCTTGGGTGGTATCATCTAGAGTGAAATAGACGTAGCCGAGAAGGTCGCCCGCACGTTCGAATTGAACGCTGGACATAGAATTGTTTTTCACTGCTCCATGGATGGTTTGTTTTTCGATGGACTGTGAAAAATTAGCATGTCTTTTGAATGTTGCACTAAAGAAAGATATCTCGGGGTTACCCATGATATATTCATCCTGGGCACCAATAGCGATCAATTGAACAATACCAGCAGACATGGTATACTACTTTAACGGGAGAAAATTACAAATTAGGTTTTCTACACACGAAACGAAGAACGAGGAAATTATCCTTCGCGGGAGTGGAAGGCACGATGGTGACGCCATCTTGATTCCTGATTGTCACCGTGAAACGATCGAGACGGCGAATAGGATCGATATATTGGATTGCGATTGGGTATTCATCCTTAAAGGTGACCGACGCACCCCCATCGGATACGAGACTCGCGAAAGAACCACGAAGCATACTCAGAGACGCCTGACCTTCGTACACATTAGAGGCCCTGTCATTAAAAATGGTATCCAGTTCCCTGATGGAGAGGTAACAGTGTTCCGTCGAAACATTCGAATTGATTCGGGCCGCGAGAAGACGACACTGTACAATATTTTTCAGGGGCTGCTGAAGATAGCAAGTAAAAGTGTTCGCACTGTCTTGTCCGATGGAATCGATCGTCACAGTGTGATACTCATAGTTGAGATCAGGAATAGTCTCAGTCGGTGAAGTGATGAGAGCCATTTATAGTTAGCTTAGATTAAAGATCCACCGATTCCATCCTCGATCGCGTAATTGGCATGATCAGACACAAACTTCTGGGCACCACACAGGCCACCTGGGGTCAGGGACCTGGTATAGGCGCTTCCATCCTTGTAACCGGGGGTGCATTCGAGCTTGTGCTCCAGATCGAAGATAGAACCCTCGCGGATGGGTGTAATTTTAATTGGCCTGGGTTGGTACTTACTGGCAGGGGGGCGGAACATCATGAGCACGAAAATGATAAACATCAAAACACCGATGGACGTGAGCGCGTTGCGGTTCGTCTTGTTGAGGTTGAACATTTATTATAGGCGTATATTTTTTTAAAGTGCGTTAAAGGTAATTTTTTAGTTTCCATATAGAGAGTAGATGGACGAGGAAATCGTACTCGACCGTGGAACCACGACTATCATGAAATTAGACGCTGATGAACAGGCACTCATGGATGAGATTCAGATTTCAGTACCTCGTCCCAAGCCTGTACCACGTCCCGCCCCGACGCGTGCGCAACCACCTCAACGACAGCAAGAGGCTATGGATGCTTTCGTGAATCCCCATAAACAGTCAGCGCCTCAGCAGCCCACCCAAGAAGAAGAAGAGATTGATTACGGTGAGGAGTTCTATGAGGAGGAGCCCATGGGTCCCGGTCCTCAGGAAGAGCAACCCTCCAAGGGGTACACGTCCATCGATGAGGAGAAGGCGGATCTTATCAATAAATTGGGGCGTCTGGAGAAGAAGGGGTTCGCCGTGAACAAGAGACTCAACGCCTACTCCAACGTGGATGAGCTTCGGTCAGAGGTGAAGCGAATCACGTACAGCATCGATGTGGAACAGTCTGTTCGCTTCTCTCGGCGTATGCTCGTCGCCTGTGTGACCGGTCTGGAGTTTCTCAATAAGAGGTACAACCCCTTCGAGATTCAACTAGAGGGGTGGTCTGAGTCTATCATGGAGAATGTCGATGACTATGATGGTGTCTTCGAGGAACTGTACGTGAAGTATCGCTCCAAGGTCAATGTCGCCCCAGAAATCAAGCTGATCATGATGTTGGGTGGTTCGGCGATGATGTTCCACTTGACCAACAGTATGTTCAAGTCTGTCATGCCCAACATGAACGATGTGATGAAACAGAACCCAGACTTGGTGAAGAATATGATGGCCGCTGTGCAGAACACGACAAGAAACACGAGTGGTCCCGCCACTGATGCGCCTGTGGGAGGAACTGGTAAATATGAAATGCAGGGTCCCGGTTTAGACATTTCCAGTCTGATGGGTGGGATCATGATGCCACCCCCACCACCTATGAACACCACGATGGGTGGTACTCAGGAGAGTGAAGATGATGACATGTCCGATATCGTATCCATCTCTGGTGACTCCACTGGCGGTGAGGTCAAGGAGGTGAATGTGAGTGCTTCCAAACCCAAGCGAACCAGGCGAAAAAAGAAGACGGAAATTAATCTCTAATTACTATATAAATGATAGCGTATTGTCCGCTGGAGGAACTGGAACCTCCTGTTCGACAGCAGAAGCCTGTCGTGAAAGAGGTGAAGCCTCTGATTGGTCTTGAAGAAACTGAATTGAATTATGTCATCATGGCGTTCATTGCCGGTGTCGTTATACTCGCCGTCTCTGATACCATCAGGGCATAAGTGTATGTATTATGTTTACCGTGGGGTATAGTCCCCCATAGTAAATTTAGTAATTGAAATCGTTTTTAAGAATTGTACTGATCGTACTATCCGGGTCATTTGATGCATCCGTGCGCACACTTGTGAATGCACCACCCCGAGAAGACATGAGCTCCACAGAAATGTCATAGGAATAGGTTATAAGAATTGGAGTAGTCTCTGTACTCGGTTTGAGTATGATACCTGTTTTACCTGTTAAAATGGTAGGACTCCACGGGAATGCATTTACACCACCAAATATATTTTTAGTACCAATTGCTATATCCACAGCAGATGTACTCCCATCGTACGTTCCACCTTGTATCTCGAGTACCATAGTACTCATGTTACTCATTCCAGTTCCAAAAGCTGTATCTATACGTCTAAAGATAGCCACAATCTTTGCATAGAATGAACCTGTACCGAAAACAAGTTGAACATCACCGGATTGGGAAACCCCCCCACCACGTTGGAATGTGTATGAATATTTCTTACATGAGACTTGTTTAGAAGTTG